ATGAATCAAGAAAAAAGTTTAAATGCAAAACAAGTCCCGTATATGGATGCCAGAGAACAAGTGATGGGTTATACGCAATTTCTTAAACGATATTGGGCGCGGGAAAATGGAATTACATTGTATAAAGATCCGGAAAATCACGGTGGACCATGGGGCAGATATGAAGAAATCAGCGATGGTTCGTTTGAGGAAAACATAGTAAAGCAATGTGGGACAAGGGGAACAAAACTGATTAAATGCATATCTGATCTTTCAGAACGGCTAAAGGCGATTATTGACACAGTGGTTGGCGATGTTGAGATATCAGAAGGAGGATACAGTAGGGCAAGGGAATTTTTAAAGAAAAATAGAAATCGACAACTTAAACTTACAGAATCCAATATTGATTTTTTTATTCTACTTTTAAGTGAAACTAAAGATGTAAACGCTGTTATAAAGAGAGCTCAAGAAGGAAAATTGGAAAAAGAAGATAGGCATATAGAATGTCAAATTGAAAAAGGCTTGAGATCTTTAGCAGCGAATCAAGAAATGAATTTTTCAGGTGAATTTATAGGGAAGAGGATAAATGAACTTTTTCTGGAAGAATCTAAGGTGCCCCGGATATACCGTGATGTGATATCTAAAGTGGGTGACTTAACAGAAACAGTTGAAGGATATGCGTTTAGATATGCACATGCAAAAGGAAAATATAGAGATCATCTTGATAAAATTATTGATCTATTGCAAAATTGTGAAAATGAGATTGATATGATGGACTGGTTAGATAACTGATTCGGAACAGAATGATATAATTAAAGCAAAATGCCCAGGTGCAGAGATTTATGCACCTGGGCATTTTGCTTTAATAATGTGATGCGATAAAGCAGACCCTGAAAAAATTTATGAAAAGGGCGGAAAACTCCGGTGGAGACTGCAAAAAGGAAATGATGTAAAATAATTTTGTAAGAAATGGTCACAGAATTCTGAAACAATCCTGTTCGATGAAAGGAGGTGTAGGAAATGGCTTCTTATACTGAAGATAGTTTGGAACTGATGAAAATTATGGGCGAGAATATTCGAGAATGTAGAGTGGAGCGCGGTTTATCACAGCGCCAACTGGGAAAGAAGATAAGTAGCAAACAATCCTACATCTCTAGCATCGAAAACGGATGCGGGAGCAAAGTTAACTGTGTGAAGCTATACAGCATTGCTCAAGCATTGGATGTATCGATCGATGATCTGATGGGACGGAAAAGTTCCGGTCCACCGAAGTATACATTATTGAATGATAGCAACCAAAGAATTGTAATTGAAATGATACAGGTCCTTCTTAACGCTCAGCTAGAGCAACAAGGAAAGTCCATCTAAAATGCCATGTGCGACTTCATGCTACATGGCATTTTTTTCGCGATATAGTCTATTGGATATCAAAATGGAAAAAGCATACGCCCTTTCAAATATAGCTTTATGATACTATACAGCCAAGCCCAAGGAACAAGTCCAAAGGCAAAACATCAAATGGAGGTATCTAAACCATGAAAAAGAACGACACTTACGAAAAATTTCTTCAGACCCTTACTGAGGCACAGCGGGACATGCTGGATGCCCATGAGGAACAGATGGAAAAGGCGCGTAAAGGCAAGGACAACTATGTTGCTATTACGCGAACAAGGGAGACGGCAGTCCTTCGCGAAGGTGAAGAGCTGTATCCTCTTAAGGGAATTCAGACTATTGTTGCAACAAGTGAGAAAATTGTTGCGATGTGCGCATGGAAGGCTGAAGACGGGATGGAAAAATACCCTCTTTCCAGCGCTATCCGAACCAACAAATCAGGCAAAATTTCTGCCAGCATTTTCATTCGCGGAGGAGCGATGAAGGCACCGATTATTACGGGTGCTTTTGGAGAAATCAAACCGGATGCGGATTATAAAGTAGTGATCCATGTCTGGGGTGAGGACACAGGCTATCTCTGGATGAGCAATGACCAGACCAGCAGCCTGACAAGGACTGATTACCTGATCATCAACGACATGGCAGATCAGCAGAACCTTGTCGAAAATTCTGTCGAGAAGCTTATGGATCGGTGCTATTTCCAGAAACCCGTTGTGGAGGGTGCCGATCATGAGTAAGGCTATGAAACAAAAACTGAAGGAACACCGCCAGCAATGTGCACTTTCGGCAGAAAGTGTAACGGGTTTTGCCGCAGAGCAATCATGCTGTTTTGAAGATGCTCCAAACAGTGAAACCTTGTGCGAGGTATCAGCATGGGATACGGATTTCGTGAATTCTGATGAACAATCAGAATTTGACCAGTACGATGAACGAGACAGCACTATATCCTGCGAATCTGTCAGTGCAGAGATGGCGCGTGAGAATCTCAAGTCGAAACTGGTGGCTATGCGGCATAAGTCAGATCCATCGGTGCTCACAGAACAGTTTTCGGACTATCCGGACTCTCTCAATGCGAGAGACACAGTATCGCCACCCATCTTGGTGCAGGATGGCGTACCAGACAATGTGCAGGAATGCACATTGCCTGAGCCGGGAAATCCACCACACCCTGCACCTGTTCTCAAAAAAGCTCCTAAGACACAATACATCGTTGGAATGACAGGGGAACTGAATAAGCGTGTCAGCATCATTTCTTATGGAAATGCGCTATACTACCACAATGGGTATTACTACGCATACCTGGATGCAGAGCACCTAATCAGGCTATACCGAGAGCATGTGGACTATGAACTCAACTATGAGTCGAGTCTATATGGGTATAAAGACCTCTATGAGTGTTGCGTTACAGATCCCAAGCTCCAGCGCAGTGAGACGGAAGATGAACCCATTTATGCGCCCTTGCAAAATGGCATCTTTGACCTTGCAAAGCAGAGGCTTTACCCGCATAGTCCTGACCGGCTGACCTTTACCTGCATTAAGGCAAAATATGACCCAAATGCAAAGTGCCCGGTGTTCGACAGTTTTCTTTTCTGGGTAACGCATGGGAATCCTCAACTGCTGGAGCGGTTCTGGATGGCGCTCGGATCGCTGCTTATCTATCCTACACGAGGAAAATTCTTCATCTTCATGGAGGGTGTTTCGAACAGCGGTAAGAGTGTTCTCGGCAACTTCTGCCAGAGACTTTACCCCAAGGAGTCTGTCAGCAACATTCGTCTTCGGACAATGAAGGAAAACTTTGGTTTGATGCGGTTGCTTGGCGCAGTCATCAACTTTGAGCTGGACATGCCAAACACAAAGCTCAATGCAGAAGTTGTCTCGCGCCTTAAGCAGATCACCGGCGGTGATGCCATCGATGTTCCACGCAAATACCTCAGCTCTGTGACGCTGGAAAGGCAAATCAAGTTTGTCTTTGCCAGCAATCACCCGCTTTGTCTGGATGGAGAGGATGATGCGTTTGAGAAGCGTATCGTGTATCTGCCGTTCGACAGAGCGGTTCCGGATGACCAGCAAGACCCGTATTTGGGCGACAAAATCTGGGCTGAGCGAAACGCCATTGTCACAAAGGCACTGCACTATGCGCAAAAGCTCGTACGGCTCAACTACATTTTTCCGAAGATTCCTCAGGTAGACAGTGCAAAGTGCATTGTGCAGAATTCTTCGACCAAGAGTGTAGGTCAGTTTGTACAGGAGTCTTGCGAGCGGTGTGATCCGGATGTAGTGACAGCGCTGGAAGACTTGTACAACGCCTATCTGGACTTCTGCAAGGAAAATGATGTTTGGGCGTGCAGCAGGTCGGCGTTCAAAGAGGCACTGACTATGATGGAACTGGAACACACACGTTCCAGATGTCCGGGCAATGATATGATTGTCCGTAAAAACCCTGTGTCGGCGTTCCGAGGTATCCGCCTTCGTCCGTAACGGCTGACTTTTCGGTGATATGTTATATTACTGAATCCGAACACAATCACAAACACTATGGAGGTGTTACGATGCTGAACGTTGACGAAAAGGCGATGGCGTATTGTCTGATCGAAGCTCTTTTTGCGGCAGGGCTGCTGAACCTGCCCACCTATCAGAACTTCCTTCGGATGAAGCGTGAGCAGGAGGAAGAACCGCCTGCAAAGGCTTCGTAAGCGACAGAGAAAGGCTCTGGTAGAAAAGATTCTGCCAGAGCTTTTCTTTTTGCCCTGAAATCTCAAAATATGGAGGTAAAAATATGCGAGTAGCAGTATATGCGCGTGTCTCGACAGAACATGAGGCACAGATCAATGCACTGGAAAATCAGTTGGAGTGGTATAAAATTGAAAGTTCCCGGCATTCGGACTGGGAAATCGTTGAGGTCTATGTAGACCAGGGCATTACCGGAACACAGGCACAGAAGCGGCCAGAGTTTTTGCGAATGATGGAGGACGCCCAAAAGGGAAAATTTGACCTTATCATTACCCGTGAGGTGAGCCGATTTGCACGAAACACGGTTGATGCGTTGTCCTATACCCGTGAGTTGAATGCTATGGGCGTGAATTTATTTTTCATCAACGACGGCATCAACACGACCGACGATAATGGCGAAATCCGACTGTCGCTCATGTCTTCCATGGCACAAGATGAAAGCCGCAAAATTTCGGAGCGAGTCAAAGCGGGGCAGAAAATCAGCCGGGAAAAGCACGTTTTGTATGGGAACGGAAATATCTTAGGATACCGCAGAGAGAACGGAACCTATGTTCCAGACCCGGATCAGGCGCAGACCGTAAAACTGATTTACCAGATGTACTCGACCGGAAAGGTCGGGCTTCAAAAAGTGGCAGCAGAATTGTACCGATTGGGCAGATTGGATGCAAGCGGGCATGTCTCGTGGGACGCTTCCAAGGTGAGCCGGGTGTTACATAATGCGACCTATAAAGGCTGCATCTGCTACAACAAATCCCACAGTGATGGTTATTTGACGCAAAAACGTGTCAAAAATCTGGACGAAAGCAGCTACGTCTATGTGAAAGGTAATTTTGAGCCGCTTGTATCAGAGGAAACGTGGGACAGATGCCAGCAGATCTTGTTATCGAAGTCGGCACGAGTGATCGATGAAAACGGAAAGAAGCATAAGTATATGAGGAACACGCCGAAATCTATCTGGACGGCAAAGCTGCGGTGCAACTGTGGTGCTGGATTTATCCAGTTCAAGTGGCGCGTAAATCGTGACGGTGCTGTAATTCACGGCTTCCAGTGCTACCGCCGCACCCGAAAACCCAGCATTAGCTACTTGCAGGAACATGAGCTTGATTTGAACATCAGCTGCCAGATCAAGGCAATCTGTGAGTGGAAACTGGATTTGATGGCAGAGAAGGTGCTCCAGCATCTTACCTTTGACAAAGGCAAGACCGTCAAAGAGGTCTATAAAATCCTGAACCGCTGCATGGCAGAGGAGAAAAGCGTCCGCATTTCCAAGAAGGCAATGCTGGAAAACAGCATTGCCCGGCAGAAGGAGAGGCTGGCTAAGTACATCGACCTGTGCGCGGATGGCGTCATCACCAAACAGGAACTTGTGGAGCGCCGCAAGGGGTTGGACGAGCAGATCGCAGAATTGCAGACCCAGTATGAGAGCGTAGAACAGGAGGATGAACGCAGCGGAGCACTGGACATGAACCTGATTTCGCAGAAGTTGGACGAGTGGCAGCGGGCATCGGAAAACGATGTCAACCGGGAGCTTATCAACAGCTGTGTGGCACAGATCACGCCGATGACGAATGAAGAGTTTCGCTGGGTGCTTGATTTCCAATTGTCAGAGTTGCAGGGGAGAAATACCGCTGTATATACGATGGATGGCTTTATCGAAATGGCTCGCTTTTCGATTTCGTTTGAGGAAGCAAAGGCATTCAAAGCATCCCGAAATCAGGGAATCCGTAAAAATGAGTGGCATGATCTCACAGTAGTTGTGGGCATCCAGTCGAAGATTCAAAGGTAAGAGGGTGTGTCAGCTGTGCCGGTTGTGTCAGGAATTTTCAAAAGAAACCCCGTATATACTTATATTTTCACCCCTAGAACACCCAGAAAACACGAAAATATAAGGCTGATTTATAGAAACACTGACACATCTGACACACTTGGCACAAGCTAAGCGTATCTGATTCAGATATAATTATATATTATAATCTTGGATAGAAAGACTTGTAAGCAAATTCTGAAGCTTACAGGTCTTTACTTTTTACAGAAAAACGGAGGAAAAATCAATGACTGAAATTTTGGAAAAAGTGTTGGTGGAGGTGGTGAAAGCAGTTGGAAAGGGTGCTGCAAAGATCATTGTCTGGACAGCACATCAGATCGAAAAGAAGTAAGGATATCAATCAGAAATAAAATTTTGGAGGTAAAGATTATGTCCGCAAACGTTGAAACCATGTTCTCTGTTCGTGAAACTCCTTGGCATGGCCTTGGCCGTATCGTGATGGATGCCCCTGCAAGCCGCGAAGCCTTAGAGCTGGCCGGTCTGGATTGGCAGGTGGAGAGCCGCAATATCTATTCCGGCACTGGTGCTATGATTCCCGGTTATCGTGCTAATGTCCGCAGCACCGATGATGCCGTGCTTGGTGTCGTGTCCGACCGCTACCGCATTGTGCAGAACGAGGAAGCATTCCGTTTCACGGATGATCTGCTGGGTGAAGGCGTTACCTATGAAACCGCTGGCTCTTTGCAAGGCGGCAAAAAGGTCTGGATGCTGGCGAAGCTGCCTGAGAAATACATTATCGCAGGTGATGAAGTGACCCCATATCTTGTGTTTTTCAACAGTCACGATGGCAGTTCTGGTGTCAAGGTTGCTATGACCCCGGTTCGTGTGGTTTGCCAGAACACCCTGAATCTGGCGCTCAGCTCTGCAAAGCGTATCTGGACTGCCCGCCACACCGAAAATGTTCTGCTCCGGGTGCAGGATGCCCGCGAAACCTTGCAACTTGCCAACGGCTATATGGCAGAACTGGGCAAAGGCATCCATGAGCTGACCACCATCAAACTGTCCGACCGCAAAGTGCAGGAGTTCATCAATGAGTTCTTCCCTATCACCGAAGATTTGACCGATGGCCAGCGGAAGAACAACCTGCGTTTGCAGGAAGATCTGAAGGCCCGCTACTACAATGCGCCTGATCTGGAATGGGTTGGTAAAAACGGCTGGCGGTTTGTGAATGCTGTTTCGGATTTTGCCACCCACGCAGACCCTATCCGTAAGACCCGGAACTACAACGAAAATCTGTTCCTGCGAACCGCAGAGGGCAACCCGATGATCGACAAAGCCTACAAAATGGTGCTGGATGCAGCATAAAGGAGGACTTATGAACGATGTAAACAACCGCATCTTCCGGGAATTTACTATGTTCCTTGGAGATACTGGGAAGAAATCTCCTGAACTTAGCGTTTCCTTGGCCTATGAGATCACAATCAAGAGCACGATTTGCACTGCCCTTATGACCTTGGATTCCGAGGGGATATTGAAGGGGCGTTACTGGAACCATCTGCGGGTACAGGGCAATATTCTGGAGTTTCTCTATCAACTGTGGCTCAGTTCCGGTCATTCACTGGCGGATGACTTTCCCACCATTGTGAAAGACTTGGTGGAATACGACTTCGATCTTACAGAATCCATTATGAAAGAGAGGATGAAAAGCGCATGAAACGGCTTGTATCCACGCTGAGCTTATCCAAAGAGGAATGGCTGCGCTACCGCAAGTGTGGCATCACGGGAACGGATGCCGGTGCCATTCTTGGCCTGAATCCGTACCGTTCTGCATTTCAGGTTTATCACGATAAAATCAGCGATACCGTTGAAAATATCGACAATGAAGCTATGCGGCAGGGCCGCGATCTGGAAGAGTATGTAGCACAGCGCTTCACTGAGGCTACCGGTCTGAAAGTGCGCCGAGCGAATGCCATCTACCATAGCGAGGAACATCCGTTGCTTCTGGCAGACTTTGACCGCCTGATCGTTGGACAGAAAGCAGGACTGGAATGCAAGACCGTTTCGCCCTTTTCCGCAGATAAGTGGGCTGATGGCAAAATTCCTGCACACTACATGGCGCAGGTCAATCATTATCTGGCCGTCAGTGGCTTCGACTGCTGGTACATTGCTGCACTGATTTTCGGAAAAGAGCTGGTAATTCATAAAATCATCAGTGATAAGGCGGTTTTGGACAATCTCATTGCCGAAGAAGAGCACTTCTGGAAGTACAATGTGATGCCTGAGATTCCGCCTGCACCTACCGGAAGCGAGGGTGATACGCAGCAGATCAACCAGATGTACGCGGATGTCGACAAGAACAAAACAGCTGATCTGAATCCTGTCCGTGGCCTGCTGGATAAGCGGCAGGAACTTTCTGACCAGATTGAACAGCTGGAACAGGAAAAGACTGCCATTGAGCAGCAGGTCAAGTTGAAAATGCAGGATGCAGCCTACGGCACAGCACCGGGCTATAAGGTGTCGTGGGTATCCTCCGAAAGCAAACGTGTGGATTCTCAGCGGTTGAAGAAGGAACAGCCTGATATTTTCAATCAGTACAGTAAAAATGTGAGTAGTCGCAGATTTACTATCATTCATGCGGCATAAGTTTTGGATGCGGCGGCAGGAAAGTAATTTCC